GCAGCTCTACGCGACCGGCAACGCCTACGCGCTCGCGCTCCGCAATGACCGCTACGAGGCCGACGAGTTCCACCTGATGAACTCGCAGCTCTCGCGTCCGGTGCTCGCGCCCGAGGGCGAAGTCTTCTATCGGCTCGCGGGAAACGAGGTCATCGCTCGCCAGCTCGGCGGCAACGCGAACTTCGAGCTGACCGTCCCGGCGCGCGACGTGCTGCACATCAAGCTCAACGCGCGCCGCTCGCTCGCGCCGTGGCCGCTGATCGGCGAGACGCCGCTCTCCGCGACCTACGGCGACCTGATGACGCAAGGCGCGATCATGGGATCGCAGGGCCAGTTCTATCAGAACCAAGCGCGGCCTTCGGCGGTCCTCTCGACCGACCTGACCTTCAAGCGCGAGGAGATCGAGGAGCTGCGCCAACGATGGGACGAGCAGTCGAAGGCGCTCGCGACCGGAGGCACGCCGATCCTCACGGCGGGTCTCAAGGTCAACACCTGGAACGTTCCGGCGCGCGACGCGCAGATGGCCGAGTTCCTCAAGATCAGCGAGGAGCACATCGCGCTCGCCTTCCGCATCCCGCTTCAAATCCTCGGCCTCGGCGGCGCCTCGCCGGGCGGCTCGACGGAAGTCCTGATGCAGATGTGGATCGCGACCGGCCTCGGCTTCGCGCTCAACCACGTCGAGGAAGGCCTCGGCAATTTCTTCCGCCTGCGCGGCCAGCCCTACGACTACATCGAGTTGTCGACCGACGTGCTGCGCCGCTCCGCCTTCAAGGACCGCATGGACGCGCTCGCGCGCGCCGTGCAAGGCGGCATCTACTCGCCGAACGACGCGCGGACCTCGGAAGGTTTCGACCGCGTCCCGTTCGGCGACGAGCCGCGCGTGCAACAGCAAGTCGTGCCGTTATCGGCGGCGGGCAAGATTGGTCCGGCGCCGGGACCGCCGGGCGCACCGCCTGCGCCGCCAGCGAGAGCATTGGAGCGCGATCCCCATGAAAGCAAACACGCCCTCAACGTCCTCCGCGCCCGCGTCGGCTCGTTCCGACGAACCCATCTCCAATGACGCGCTGACCGACGCCGTCGCCGCGCTCTTTGCCGAGAAGGAGCGCGAGATGGAGCAGCGCTTCGCCGTGATCATGGCGGAGGCGAAGGCGGAGATCAGCGCTTGGCTCGGCGTGGCGAAGGGTCAGGTCATCGACTTCCTCCTCGCGATCAAGCGCGACGCGGACGGCGTCAACGAGCGTCACGGTCGCGAGATCGAGCGCGTCGCGGAGATCAAGCAGCCGCCACCTGGCGAGAAGGGCGAGCAAGGCGAGCGCGGACCGCAAGGCCCGAAGGGCGATCAGGGCGAGCCGGGACAGGCTGGCGTCGCTGGCGCGGAAGGTCCGCAAGGACCGCAAGGCGTTCAAGGCGAGCGCGGACCGCAAGGCGCTCGCGGCGAGCCGGGGATGATGGGCGGCATGGGCGAGATCGGTCCGATCGGTCCGCAGGGACCGCAAGGAGCCTTCGGTCCGCAAGGCGCGCGCGGCGAACCGGGCCAAGCCGGTCTGCCGGGCGAGGAAGGTCCGATGGGACGGCAAGGCACGCAAGGCGAGCGAGGCCCGCAAGGCGCGCGCGGCGAGCCCGGAGAGCGCGGTCTCAAGGGCGACAAGGGCGATCACGGCGAGAAGGGCGAGACCGGCGAGAAAGGCGCGGAAGGCCCGCGCGGCGAGCTGCCGCTGATCACGGAATGGGAAGCCAAGCGTGTCTATTATCGCGCCGCCTGCGTGACCTTCATGGGAAGCTGCTATCAGGCGAAGCAGGACACGGGCGAGCCGCCGAGCGACCGCGAGGCGTGGCGGCTCCTCGCCGCAGGTGGTCGCGACGGCGTTAGCCCGACGGTGCGCGGCACCTTCGACCGAGGCACGGACGACTACCGCGCGCTCGACATCGTCATGCTCAACGGCTCGTCCTTCATCGCGCGGCGCGACGCGCCCGGCGACTGTCCCGGCGACGGCTGGCAAGCGCTCGCGCTCGTCGGCAAGCGCGGCGAGAAAGGCGAGAGCGGCGCCAAGGGGGCGAAGGGCGAGCGCGGCGAAAAGGGCGAGCGCGGCGCGCCCGGCCTCGACGGCAAGGCGGCGGCGCAGATCGTCGCGTGGCGCGCGGACAGAGACTCTTATGCCGTCTTCGGCGTTCTCAGTGATCGCAGCGAGACGCCGCCGCTTGAGCTCAGGCCACTCTTCGAGCAATTCGAATCGGAGACCTCATGACGCACCAGGGCATCTTTCCGAAGTTCCCCATGAACACGCCGATGCCGCCGGTGAAGTCATTTCGCCGCGATGGCGATGGCGCGCGCTCGCTCTACCGCGCCTGCATCGTGCGCGCGCTCGGCGAGAACCGCTGGCCCGAGGATCACGTCGTCGAGATGGTCCTGCGCGCCGCCGTCGAGCCGACCTCGCTCGTCAACACGCCGGAGCTGCAAGGCGTGCTCACCGAGTTCGTCGCGGCGCTCGTGCCGCACAGCGCCGCAGCCGGTTTGTTCCGGCTCACGACCAATCTCTCGTTCGGCAACGCGGCGCGGCTCGTCGTGCCGAGCTTGAGCGATTTACCGGAGGCCGATTGGGTCCGCGAGGGCGCGCCGATCCCAGTCGTTCGCGGCTCGACGTGGGGCGTTCCGATGTCGCCCTACAAGATAGCGAGCATCGTGCCGCTGACGAACGAGATGATGCGGTCGTCCTCCGCCGAGGCCGTGGTGCGCGAGGCGCTGCTGAACAAGATCGGTCCGTCGCTCGACCGCTCGCTGTTCGACGATCAGCCGGGCGTTCCCGGCCTGCGACCGCCTGGCATCCGATACGACGTGCCGCCGACGACGGCGTCGACCGAGACGAGCAAGTCCGAGGCGATGGTCACGGACTTGGAGAACTTGATCGAGCAGCTGACGCCTTACGGCGGCAACGGCAACATCGCCTTGATCGCCTCGCCCAAGCACGCGGTGCGCCTGATCATGCGCGGCTTCACCGAAGGCAAGGCGCCTTATCCGATGCTGATCAACGGCACGACGACGCAGAGCGCGCTGATCGCCATCGCGGCTTCGGCGCTCGTCGTCGCCGTCGATCCGCCCGCCATCGACGCGGGCGGCGAGGTCGTCCTGCACATGGAAGACACGAACCCGCAGCCGATCATCGACGGCGGCGGCGCGGTCGCCGTGCCGGTGCGCTCGACGTGGCAGACGGACAGCATCGGCTTGCGCTTCCGCCTGCCGGTCTCCTGGACGCTGCGCGCGCCCGCCGTCGCTTGGCTCGAACCGGAGTGGTGAGCGCGTGGCGAACCTGATCGTCAAGGTCCTCGACAAGGCGACCGAGCGCGACTTCCTCACACTCGAGGAAGCCAAGCTCCTCCTCGGCATGGGCACCGGCAGCAGCTTGCTCGACGAGCAACTCAAGCTGCAAATCTCCATCGCCTCCGCGACCATCGAGACCTTGTGCCAGCGCGTCTTCGCCCGCGAGCGCGTCGTCGAGACGTGGCGCGGCCTCGGCAGGCCGCAGCTCTTCCTGACGCACTTTCCGGTCGAGGAGGACGACATCGAGGACATCGAGGTCGGCGGCGGCGCCGTCAGCGTGCTCGAACCGCGCGACTACGAACTCGAAGAAGAGTCGGGCAAGCTCCTCGGCATGGGCCGGTTCGCCGAGCCGGTGCGCATCACCTACACGGGCGGTTATCGACTTCCCGAGGAGGCGCCGCTGCCGCTCAAGCACGCGACGCTCCTGATGGTCGCTCAGGCGCGCACCGCCGCGACGCGCGAGTCCATCGAGGGCGTCCGCATGATCGCCCACAAGGAAAGCCGCGTGATGTTCTATGATCCAAACCAGCAGCAGAAGTCGTCGGCGACGACCGGCGCGCTCGGCTCCGGCATCAAGGCGGTCGACGACCTGCTGATGAAGTACGTCAAGCTGTGGATGTGATCACATGGAACTGAAGCTCGACTTCGATCCGAGCGTCGTCTCGCGCAACCTCGACAGGATCGTGCGCCAGGTCGACCGCCTGCGCGAGGACTTGCCCGTCGAGTTCGACGCTTGGCAGACGGAGGACATGAACCGCAAGCGCGCGATCTCGCGGACGCTCCGCGTCGAGCGCGCGACGAGCAACTTCACGCGCGCCTCGACGACCGTGCTGCCGACCTCGCGCTGGCGCGTCAAGAAGCGGCGCCGCCTCATCCGCCGCCGCAAGAAGCTCGGCATGGAAGTCGCGACCGGGACAGGTCGTCCCGTCCTGCGCGCCTCGCTCGTCGCGCGCTTCCGAGAGCGCTTCTCCGAACTCCTGAGCAGGACCTTCGCCTGATGGGCATCAACATGGGAGCGCTGGTGAAGCTGCCGGTGATCGACCTCTTCGGTCGCCCGGTCGAGGTCATTCCGCTGATGGGCGGCGCCTACATCGCGCGCGGCTACTTCGGCACGAACGCGCTCGACGAGGTCCTCGAAGACGGCTCCGTGCTGACGAGCCAGCAGACCTACCTCGACGTGCTCGAAGCCGAGTTCGCCGTCATGCCGCGCCAAGGCGACATCATCGACATCCCCGCCGACGGCGCCGTTCCTGCGGCGGGCCGCTTCGAGGTCGTCAGCGCGACGACGGACGGCGGCGGCTTGACGACGATCGTGCTCAACCGCGTGATGGCGTCGCGGCCATGAGCCACGCCTTCGACGCCAAGGACGAGATCGTCGAGTTCCCGTCGCAGACGGTCGGCGACGCGCTCGTCGAGACGCTCCACGCGGCGGCGCTCCGGCTTCCCGCCTTCGAGGGCTTCACGCCGCGCTACACGCGCCGCCTGCCGGTCGAGGTCGCGGCCTTGCCGTCGCTCGGCTGCTGGCTCGTCAACGAGAACTCGGGACCGGACGGCGACGGCAACGCGGCGGAGCTGCGCTTCATCACCACGACGCTCGTCGGCTTCTCCATCGTCATCATCGAGAATGGCGAGCGCGCGGCGGTCAAGACGATGGCGCGCCTCTACGCGGCGCTGATGCACGGCCTGTGGCGTGATCCCTACTTGACGAACTTCATCGACACCTACGATCCGCGACGCGGCGAAGGCAACGTCGATGACGCCAAGTTCGAGAGCGTGCCGCGCATCTTCCGGCGCCCCGAGTTCGGCCTGATGGGTAGCAAGGGCGAGATACCCTACGCCGAGACGCGCTGCGAGGTCACGCTGCTGACGCGCTACACCTACGAGCCGATCATCCGCGACCGGCTCGAATCCGTTCATCTGACGACGGCGCTCGGCTATCCCAATCAGGATCAGGTCCAGCAAATCTACGCTCCCATCTTTTTCATGTGGCCGAAGGAGGAAAGCTGATGGTTGAGGTCGCGACGAAGACGGCAGCGCCGACGCAGGCGGCGCCCACGAGCAGCGCGCGGGCGGCGCGCTTGGCGCGGCTCGAACGGATCAACGAGCAGCTCGAATTTGAGCGCGTCCTCGTCGAGCCCGCGAGCGAGGTCATGCGCAAGACGCTCCGCGCCTCGGACGGCGGCGGCTTCCGCGCGCGAGGTCCCGCCTCCTGGCCGCTCGACAGCTACACGCGCCAGTGCCTCGCCGACGGCTCGATCCGGCGCGTCGAGGAGGAGAAGACGGAGGCGGAGAAGCACGGCGAGGAGGAGAGGCCGGGCGAGGAAGAGCAACAGGACCGCAAGCGACGGCGATGACGTGCCGAGCGACGAGAAGTCGAATGCGCCGCACACGCTAGTCGCGGGACCGCCGCCTCGGCCCAACAGGACAGCCGACTATCCCGGCGCGATCTCGCTCCTCGTCGCCGTCATCTCGACCGCGCTCTTAGTCGTCATCGCCGCCAAGCTCGATCCGACGAAGGGCGTGCTGACCGTCTCGTTGCTGATCCTCGTCGCCTTCCTCGCGACGCTCTCTTA